CTTCAAAAAATATTTCAGCCGTTTGAGGTCTAGCTATATATTCTAAAAAAAACTCATTAGTAGGGCCTTCATCCATATGAAACTTTGTAATTCCATGCAAAGCTCCATTAGATCCTCCTCCACCAACTGTTCCTGATATATCGTAACTATCACACCCAAACGCTCCCATGTGTTCATTTCCAGGATATTTAAATCCTTGTTTCATTATAAATTTATTCTGAAGTTGTTTGTTGGGTGTCCATGTAATATAAAACCTACCCCTGTCATTCGGACTAAATATAACCTCTGTGTCTTTTATTCCATCTCTCCAGGAAAAAGAACCTCTAGTAATAAATTGATCTTTTATAAGAGATTCATTATAATCAATCTGTTGATATATTTTTTGAAGATTAAATAATGACTGCTTGCTTTCATCTCTAAACGCATGTGACTCAGAGCGAGGGAACTGACGGTAAAATTCATTTAATGCGTCTGCATCATTTTTTAAACTTTCTACTTCATTTTCCCAATAATCAATAGCTCCTTGATTTATGTAATCCCCATAAACATCTATAATTTCTTGGTCTGGATTTCTAAATACAGGCATTCCGTACCTATCAATAAACCCCTCCATATTCCATTCCATAGGAATAAATAAAGAATACAGTCCGCTTTTAGTTTGACCATTGGCGTTTCTATTATTTATATCTGAATCATAAAATAATTTTTTGAATGCATCCCCACCCTTTTCAAGTGAGTTTGATGTGCTTCCCATCATGCATTTTCCTATAACCTTACTACCTAAACGCAAACATGTTTTCGTAACACGCCAATTGTTTAATATGTTGCTTGGCTTTTCCCATTTACCTGATTCATCGTGCACAAGTAGTTTAAGTTTCTCTCCATCATAACTATTGTCTCCTGTGTTCTTCCAGTCAATTGTGGTATCTAATCCCTCTACCAAATCTACCTCTTCAGAATACATATTCTTTTTAGTAATCTTTGATGCAGGTACACGATAAGCTAATTCTGTTTTTGGCTTATCCATACCGTCTTGAACAGGTTTGAAAAAAAATGGATAATTGTTTGATATAGGAACTACCTTATCTGTAAACATCTTCTTGGCATCTGCACCTGTTTTAGACAATATACCTATTCTAGCGTCTTTTGTTATGGTTCCTATGTTTGCACATTCTTCACTTCCCATATACGAAAATCCTGAACGTCTTATCTTTAAATAACATACTCCAAAAGACCTGTTATCAGCTTTACATGCTTCCCAATACAAATAAAATATTCTATTAGCTTCTCTATAGTTTGGGTATCCGATATCAATTTTAGTCCATTGTAAATACATATAATGAGAGCCTGTTATATATGTTTTCACACCATTGTTATAGAACCAGAATCCATCTTCTCTTCTATCAAACTCTTGCTCTATATAATCAACCCATTTATCCTTAAGGCTAGACGGAGCTGCGTGCCAATTAAATATACTTTTAATTCTAGATAGTTCTTTTGGGTATTCAAATCTTTCCCAATATTGTTCTTTTTTAGAAGAGTCTCTTTTATGTATTTTTTGAGGAGCTTTTGGTAGTGCTATTTTTAACCCATTAATAGAAACTATATTTTCAATTTGACCTGATTTTGAAATTATAACTACATCATGTTTTTCATCATAGCCATATTTCCACGATTTAGCTTTATTTTTTGTGCTAATCGTTGATTTAGGTATATAATTTTCAATTACCTCGTATAAATTATTTTGACCTTCTTTCTGCAAAACCTCTTAATGTATTATCTTTTTTCTTTTCTGTACCCTCTCCCAACATTTCTTTTTCTGATTCAACTCTAGATAATATTTCAAATGCATCAAATATTGCTAACTTTTTAGTTGCAGCTGCATTTTTTAGTCTATCAGCTGCAAGCTCATCATTTGGATCAGGCTTGATTATATCTTCCTTTGCCACCTTAATTAACTGAGCTACAGCTTTATGTCCTGCTTCTATTATCTGAAGTTTTAATTCTTTATTAGTCATATATTAGAGTAATATTTTTAGTAAACATTCTGTAAAGTTTTTCTCCATCTACATTATACTCATACTCGCTATCTGGCTCAAAAGAAACCTTATCTCCTTTGTTTACGCCTTTCCTATTTAAGTTTTCATTAGAATACTTAATTAAGCCAACCAAAGGCTCTTCTTCTTGGTGTGTTTTAAGATAGTGATTTTCTTTTGGTATAGGTTTTACCATGCAATAATCTGCATGGCATTTCCATTGATTACCTTGTTTATACATATAAAACTGATCGTAATCAACAAAAAACAAATCATCTTTAAAAAAGCTTTTACCACTCTTCTCTCTACCTTTCATGTCGTTATAATACTTAAAGACATTGTGATGAACCAATAAAATATCTCCTGGCTGTATTTCTCCTGTATAATTTATAGGAGTTTCTTGCACAATAGCATACCTATTAGAAACGGTATGATCTTCTTTTGAACTGCTTACAATAAAGTCAATGTCGCCAATTCGTTTTGTGTTGTCATACCTTTTTCCATTGTAAGGTTTTACAATGAAGTAAAAAGGTGATTTCATTCAAAATTTATATTATATTCAATTGAAACAGGCATGTTTGAATTAAACTCTTTCCATAAAAACACTTCACTATTATCATTCTCAACCCAAATTTTTATTGAGTTTGATTGATCGTCATGTTTGATTAAGTGTATATGATAATTACCGCCTAAAACTTCTTGGCCTGCAAGATAATGCATAGCACTAGATTTATAGTCTGCTCCTATTGAGATTTTTCTTATTTCCATTATATTAAATTTTTAATAGGAATTTATCCTACGGGATCAACAGGCGGTTGCCAAGGCAGTCCGCTTGATGTACCTATATCTTGTATTTGTTGCTTCTTAATAGCCGAATAAGTTGTAACATAAGCTTCTCCATCAGCAACTACAGTTGGCCCTAAATCAGCCTGAACTAAAGCTATTACTTGAGCTTCTGTCAAATCGGGATATGGCGTAAGTGGAGGTGGCCCTACCACTCCAGACAATTTAGATTGATATACTTTTCTAGCGTACCCAATGCCGTCATTTGCTTGTATTGCAGATGTAACTATTAATTCACCTGGAGCTGTTGATGTATCATACTCCATTGTTAAAATTGTCCATGTTATTATTGCTGCCATATTATTTTTTTATTGATAAACTCTAATCTCTAGTGAGCCATTAGTTAATTTGTCGTCACTATTATGTGTTAGTATTTTTATTTCGCTATCGCTTATTCTTTCCCACGCTATATCGTGGTTGTTTTCTGCACTACCACCATTTACAAAAACCATTGTTTTTCCTGAAGTAAACGCACCTGAGGTTGAAATTAATGAATAATCTCCACCTGAGTTTCTAATCCACGAAAAAAATCCTGATGGAATCGTGTTGACCAAAACATTTGCTGTAGGAGCGAAAGTTCCTGTCTGAGATATCAAAGCTGTATAAGTATAAAAACTTGTTGCTAAATCTTCAAAAACTTTTCCTGTTGAATCAACTTTTAAATTATAAGTAGTTGAGGTGTTTTCTAAAACAGCTCCATTACCATACGCTCCTAACGAAATGTAACTTGTGTATGCTTCAATTGCATTTAATCCTGTAGATCCATTTCCAGCACCTATTACTACCTTAGCGGTAGATGGTGCGTTGTACTGTCCTATTACAACCTGACCTTGTGGGGAAGGTGAATCAGATAGCTGCCATCCAAAAGCAAATGTAGGACTACTATCATTTAGTGTAATATTTTTTCCTATTGCAATTCCCTGGGTATTGCTAACACCAATATCTGCTCCTATTGCAATTCCTCCTGGTGCAGTAACGCTAATGTTTGCTCCTAAAGCCATCCCTGTTACTGCAGTAATGTTATTACTTCCTCCTGCAGTAAATCCTTGATTTCCTGAAACAGTATGGTTTTGGCCAAAAGCAGCTGCGTTACTTCCGCCAACTGTATTGTTATTTCCTGTGACAAACGACTGCAATCCACTTGCAGTATTGCTTTGTCCAAATGATGCCGAGTTGTCTGCAGTAGAGGAATTGATAACCCCTATGGAAAATGCATTTGCTCCTGAGCTTGTAGTTCCATTTCCAAGTGCTACAGCTCTTTCTGCGCTTGCGTTTGTATTTTTTCCTCCTGCAAATGAATTTACGTTAGATGCTATAGAGCTTTCTCCAAATGTAAATGAATTGTCTCCTCTAGCTTCAGTTGAAAGTCCAAAAGCAGCCGATTGAAATGCTGTGGAAATATTTCCAGAGCCTGCCGCAAATGCATTCTCAGCTAAAACCTCATTGTTTACACCTGTGGCAAAAGTGTTTTTATCTAGAACTTGGTTGCCTTTTCCTGTAGCAAAAGCTCTCTCTCCTCCTGTCGCAACATTGTCTTCACCAAACAAAGCAGAAGTATCTGCTCCTGCGTTTACTGTATTATTTTGTCCTGCAACAAAAGATGTAGTAGCATTTATTTTGTTGGAAGTTCCAAAAATTGCAGAGTTTAATCCTGTGTAAATAGTATTACCCCCTCCTCCGACTATTGAAGAAGCTCCACTTACAACATTGTTATTACCTAAAGCTAATGAATTTGAATTGTTAACAGTATTATTATTACCAAATACTGCGCTATGAACAGCTGAAACAGTATTGGTCTTACCTGAAGCAAATGAGTAATCTCCTCTTGGAGATATTGTGTTTTGATATCCTGATGCAACCGAACCATCTGCTCCCGCTATAGATTCAAATCCTAAAGCTACAGAGTTTGGTGCGCTTGCTGTTCCACCGAATCCAAATTTAACAGCGTTATTTGCGCTTGCTGTTCCACCAAATCCAGATATAAATGTATTTTCACCTGTAGCCTCTCCCTTTTCACCAATAGCCACAGATGATGGGCCTGATGCTATTGTGTCTTGACCACTTGATATTGAGTAAGGTCCAGAAGCTAATGTTTTATTTCCAAAAGCAGCTGACGCTAAAGCCGAAGCTTCAGTTGAAAGTCCAAATGCTGATGCTCCTCCGCCACTTGCTAAGGTTAAGAAGTTAGCTGCTAAAGAGCCATTACCAAACGCTGTTGTTGAAGTACCCATGGCAACGGCATTTGTTCCGTTGGCATAAGCTGTTCCACCTAAATTAAAAGATGGGCCTCTGTTTCCTTGAGCGGTATCTCCTCCGTCTTGGGTAATAGAAAATTTGTGATTCGAATATCCCTCAGTAAGCTGAAACAATTTAGCATAAGTTCCACCTGTATTTGTTGCAACTAAAGGGTCAATCCTAGCGTCAAAATTAAAGATGCCGTTTGGCATATCTTGAATTAATTTTCTGCCTGTTAAACTATCAATAGTAGTCGTATCCCCTGTCCAAGTAGATAAAAAGTACCCTGCCGCTAAACTATTGTTCTGTCCGTTTAATGTAATTTGACTAGCTGTAGTTTCGCCTGCTGCAGGCTCAAAGTTGTCATTAGACTTTATGCTTGTTAAAGATAGTTGATTACTTCCAATTATAATGTTTCCATTAACAGTAACCAAAGGATTGGTTATTGGGT